GATGGCGTTGGCGATGCCGGCGTTCTGGTAGTTGGTGGCGGCGAGATTGGCGTTGATAGCCCCTTGGGTCGTCGCTTGGTTGTTGGCGTTGGTGAGCTGTTGGTTCGCCGCGTACTGCGCCGGGGTGTTGTAGAACGACAGCGGGCTCATCACGTTGGCCTTGGGGGCGATGGAAGAGATGATGCCCGCGAGACCACCCGCTTGGTTGATGCGGCTCTGGCCGTACTGCAAGCTGTTCACCCCGAGGTCGCGGAGGAGGCTGAACTCGTTGAAGGTGCCCCGGGTGCCGGCACTCACGCCGCGCTCGGCGGCGAGACGCTCCAAGTTGGTCTGCACGTCTTTGGGCAGATCGTAGGGGTTGGTGAGGAGGTCGTTGGTAGTCGCCATCAGCTTGCTCTGCAAGGCGGAGAAGCCAGGGATGGCCTGCTCCATCATGGACGTAGCCTGCGACTGGTTGAACGTGTTGGTCGAGGAGACAAGGGACTCGATCTTCGCTTGGTTGGCGAGATTCCCTTCGATCGCCTTGGTCTGCTCCTCTTGGAGATCGACAGGGGCCACTTGGTTGGCCGCAGAAGCCTTGGCGGCTTTCTTGGCTGCGCTCGCCTGCTGGCTAGAACTGTAGGCGGTAGCCCCTGCCGCGATTACTGCTGCGACGATAGGCATATTTCAACACGGGTTTTCTGAGAGTCGGAGGAAGTCAGCATGACTGAAAAACCGCATTTCTTAGCGAACCAGATGGTGTGCGGCTTATCGGAATAGCAAAAAGATGTGACACGGCGGACCCCTTGGCCCGCCAGCAATCTAAGAACCTCACGCATGGCGTCAATAGCCACTTTGCCACGAGCTTGCCTCCCCATCGTGGTGTGGATTTCGCATTCAGTCGTACTTTTGGGTATGACGGTGAAAAACCCAGAAGGGGAGTCCCTGAGGAAAACCCCGAAAAACCTCCCCCCTTCAGGGATCATCCCTAAGTTGAAGTCCGCTCTCGGTACGACGCCCCTGCTTACCCCCTCAAACACCTCGGGGTCGTCGAGCAACTCCTCCATCCACGGGCGTGGAGCGCCTAACTCTTGGATGATAGGGGCCCTCATCATTCCTTCACGAGGCACCAGAGGTAGCGCGTCGGCTGGAGGTTGTTGTGGGCGGCGCCCGAGCCTACCGAGGAACTTGTCCCGTTGAAGGCGGGGGAAGCCGTCGGCTTGTCCTCGCTCGTGACGATGTAGGGGCCGGCGTCGCCGTTGTCGGCCTCCGAGCCCATTGGGGACGTGACAGTGTGGGTGTGTGGCGGAAGCTCCGCCACGGTCAGGGTGTGGGTCTCGGCGCCGGCCGTCGAGCCGTAGGTGTGGGTCGAGGAGGCCCCGGCGATGACGTAGTTCTGCCCGACGGTATCCTCAACCCAGCCGGGGTTATTCGCGATGGCCGTCGCCACGTCGGTCGCCTTGACGAACTTGACATCCCCGGGGGAGCCGTGGGCGGTGCGCCACTTGGCTCGCTCCCAGATGAGGACGCACTTGATGTCGGTGTCGAGGTAGAGCTGGCCGACCGAGGGGGAGGCGGGTCGGGAGGCCGTCGGCCCGCTCGGGATAGCCCCGGTGTCGAAGGTCGCCCACGCGGAGCCATTCCACGAGAAGAAGCCGATGGGGTTGTAGCTCCCATCGGTTTTGAACCACGGCTTGTCGCGGTTCGCCTCCGATGGGGTGGTGGGGCCGAAGTTGATACCACCAAGCTCGGACAGGCCGTTGACGGCGAGGTACTGGGCGAGGAGATTGGCGAGCCCCTGCATCGTGCCGGGGATCTCCGTGCCCGAAGGGAAGGTGAGAGCGGAGAGGTAGGGGGTGAGGGCCATATTCTTGAAGGTTAGTTATCGGGAAGGGAGCCAGTTCGCAAGGGGCTTTATGGGTTGACCAATACCCGATTCAGCGCACGGCGGAACCGGAGCGTGAGGCCGTAGCCATCGGCCTTCGTCTGGGCGTGGTCAAAGAGGAAGGCCCAGCACTGCCACCAGCTGTTGTAGAGCGACACGGTTCGGATATTGGTCGAGTTTCCTGTCGTACCGTTGAAGTACGCGGTGGCGTCCCGATAGAAGGTGTTCGCGACGTACGCCTCGTTCACGAGTGGAGCGCCTCCAACCGAGCCGACAAGAGCCGGGCGCGTGGTATCGTCGGTGTACGCAGGGAGTGTTGTCGCAGTGCAGAGCTGTAAGCGCGACGAACTGATGTAGCCGGGGATCAGGGCTGGCCAGCCCATGTCGGCGATCATCCCATCAACTGCATCTTGTGTGAGTACCTTGTACTGCCCGTCCGTGTCGTCCACACCCGCGACAGGCCAGCCGTCCACGGTCCACGTTCCCGGAACCGCCGTGGTGGTAACCGAGAGATCGTACTCGTAGGTCAGACGCGCCTGCTGGCCGATCAGCACCGTAACGCTGCCACCGGCGATCAGAAACCGGCTGAGATAGATGGGCGGACTATAGTTATCGTCCAGCACAATCCCTCCCTCCGTGTACACCCGATTCACTGTCTCCAATCCGTGGTCCCACATGACGCGGAAGGTTGAAACACCCCCACTACGAGAGACCACATACGGG